ATGGAATCGAAACCGTAAGAATAACCTGACCCGATTCCATACAACCCCATCTGACTATAGATGGTTGCTGGCCCCTCGTTGACGTCAGTCGAGTATGCCCAGAACTCACGAGTTAGGCGCGTATCATTAGCTTCCCCATACTGGAGCGACGGGGAGTCGAGCTTCTCTTCGAACCGGTAGAGTACCATTAGCCTGCGAACGACTCGATTGACGAGACGCCCTCCAGTGTGGTTTTCAACCCCTGCTGAATGTTCACGAGAATGTCTCTAAGTGCATCCCTGGATTGCTTCGTGTTCTCGGCTGTCTTTTGTTGTGCGTTGTCTTCGTTGTTGCGGCCTAACTGGAACGCTGCCGATGAACCCGCCTCAATCAAATCCGGTGCTTGCGTGGAGAGACCGAGCTTAAGGGGGCTGTTCTGTGCGAGTGCGTTGGTCGCACGCCCCAGGAGGTTATTCAGGACACCGCCTGCCGCGCCGAATCGACCAGTGATTCCACTGAACAGATTCCCGACCACACCGCCCGCGTCACCGATACCGCCAAAGAGTTTCTTTAGCTTCTGCTCGCCCAGTAGTTGCCGGAAGGTTTTCTCTCTTTCAGGTACCGGAACAGGGGCTAGTCCGAGGGCTCGGTTTCGCAGTGCCTCGACGGGCTGTGGATTAAATACCCCGGCCGTGCTGATGGATTTGTCTCGAAGCTTCTGGAATCGATTCCCGGCGAGAATCAGCTTGTCGCCAACCCTATCGACGGCCTTCTCAACGCCGAGCATCTGCTTAATGAAGGTTCCAGCTAGCCCACCGAGGGCGAACGAGAGAGCTAGGATTCCACGAAATATGCGGGCGCTTGGTGAGAATACAGCTAATAGAATCAACCAGACAAATTTAGCCTCGCGGACAATGACTCGCAGTATCCCAGGAATCATGCCGAACAGTTTGCCGGCCTTCGCAATCCAACCAAGCAGCGAGCTAGCCGTCAAAAGCGCAAAGGCCACTCTGAGTGCGTTGATGGCTCTGGTGAGTATGACCACAGTGGCGGTCAGACCAATAAGGGCTGTTGTCAGTTTGGCCGTCACAATGAGGAGTTCACCATAGTCCTTAATCCACTGGGCAATGGCCGGTGTGATGGTGACAATTCTATCGGCAAGGCTCTTGAGTGTCGGGGCTAGCTCCACGCCGATTCTGTTCTTTAGGCCCGCCACTGCTAGGCTGAGTTTGTCTAGCGAGTCGTCGAAGTCTCTCGCCGCGTAGACGTCCTCCTGTGATAGAACTATCCCGAGTCTCCGTGCTTCTTCCGTGAACCGGAGAATGCCATTGGACCCGCCAACGAATAGCGGCAATAGCTGCTGACCTGCCTTGCCAAAGATTGACATCGCCGCCGCGGTCTTCTGTGCTGGGTCCGGCAACCGGTCGATGGCATCAGCGAGCATGCCTAACTGCTTCTCAGGAGACGCCGCATTCATCGCTTCGATGTTGACGCCGAGCTTTTCGAATACATCGGGAGTCATCACGAGGGCTTTCTGCATTCGCCCGATTGCTCGTGTAATCTCCTGCATGGAAACGTCGCCGAACTTCGCGGCATAGCTGAGGGCCGACAGCTGCTCTACAGCAATCCCAGTGCGGATTGACATATCATCAAGGCTAGCGCCTACGCCCGCCGTTGATTTTGCAATACCTAATAGACCAGCCGTCAACCCAGTGCCAGCAAGGAATCCGCTAACCGAACCTATCGAGGACCGGAACTTCGAGAGAAGGCCGGTCGCCTTCTTCATGCCGGTCTCGAAACCCGCGACACCCGCCGTCAGGTTGACGTTCAATGACGCTACTGTTGGCACGCTTCATCATCTCCAATAATGCCGCTGTGCTAGCCTGAAATTCCTTCGGGGACTGCCGCCGCCCTGGCCGCCGAAACTTCGGCATAAAGTCCTCTGGCCGCGCAGTCTTACCTTTTTTCATGTGTGGCTGTACCGATGCCGCCGCCACAATCCCCGACCGCATATCTTCACGAATCAAGCCGAACGGCTCGTCGGAATAGAATCGCATCCACCGTGCGAACTCGACGTAGGGGAGTGATTCGATTTCGTGTAAGTGCTTCCCTAGCGAAAGCGCCAACACATGAGCGAACCACTCCTCTTCAGTTAGTCTTTTTTTTCTGACATCCCCTGCATCTCAGTTACAGCGTTCAACAATGCAACACCAGCACCCAGGGGGAGCGATGAGACGAAGGTCCGGCCTTCTGCGATATCCGGGAATCGACGCGAGCCGTCCTCGTTGGCTAGCGACAGAGAGACCATACCCAGCATCGCATCCTGGGGATCATCGCTCTTAATGTTCGCTGCGAAATACTCGCCGACTGTAAACTGAGTGAGGTAGTAAGTCTCACCCAACACATTCAAAGAAATCAAACCACGACTCCTTAAACGTGGGTCATAGCGCCCGTTAGCTTCATCGTCACCGTGGCTTCCATGAGGTCGTCGTTGGTGATGGAGACCGTCCCCGCATCAATCACGAACGCCGTAGCGGTGACCGTGTTGGTAGCCGTGCTTCCCGGAGGGGCAGGGACCGCCACCGTCAGCGTAGCCGTGCCGCCTGTAATGCTCGCAGGCGTGGTGGCTCCGTCGTACTGAATCACGCACGACAGCTCGCCAGCATCGACGAGGTTCTGAGGCATGAACGTACGATAGTCGACCGTGCCCAGGTGGCTGGTTTCGATGGCCTCCCGCGTCCCCAGTGGGAGTTGAATCGAGACAACGCTCGCCGTGAAAAAGGTGGTGGTCAGTGTAACGCCATTACCCACGTCAGCCATTGCTGGGACTCCTTCTTAGACTGTCGGACTCGGTTCAGAATGCCACACATCAAAGGACATCAGTGAATGGTAAGTGCCCCTATCGCTCGCGTTTTGCGGGGGCGTGTACTCGTCGGTCTCCGACCTCAGGATGCACTGGCTCACAAATGACGAACCCATCGAACCCCGGTATCCGTCGAGCTTCTTTCTCACCAACTCCTTGAGCGACTTACTGGTAACGTCAACCACGTCTTGACAGTCGATTTCAAGTGCGTCCAGCGTCAGACCGCTATACCCAGCGAGGTGATGCAGCGACTCCCCGCGATTGATGGAGAAGACAATCAATGGCCTCGCCGCGCCCTGAGGAGCATTGAGTAGATAAACGCGAGTCGTCACCGCGGCTATATCGGCCTGCGCTATCAAGTAGGCCCGCAAGTCGGATTCCACCGCTAGACTCTCCCAGCCTTGCCTTTGGCCTTCGGTCGCCACTGCCGGATAGCCGCTGTAAACTTCGCCAGCACCTCGTTAGTATTTCTCAGTAGTGCGTCGCGCATCCAATAGGTGGGCTTGACCCGACCACGGAACGCCCGCCCGCTTATGATCTCCTTGAACTTTCCCCGATACCGTGCCTTATCGTCAATTACTCGATGCTCGGGTTCGGTGTACCGGTCCTGTGTTCCCTGGTCGGTAAAGTGCGCGTAAGGGGCTCGACCCGCTGTCGTCACTTTTACCCCAAGGGCCTTTGACCGTCTCCTTTTCTTCAGAGACCGAACAGTCAAAGACCGCTTCAGAAGGCCGGTTGCTTTGGGCGCGTTCTTTTTGGCCTCCGACAAAACGCTTCTTGCCGATGCCCTCAGTGCCTTGCTAACAACCTGCTTCTGAAGCTTGCTGTCAAGGCCCTTCAGGAAGTCGTTGAGCTCCTTTGCTCCTTCAATCTTTATCTGATTCATCACAGCACCTCTTGGACTGTGATCTCCAGGTATCCGTCTGGCTCACCGTCGGGTCGGGTTTCGAGCACATTAAAGATCCGCGAACCAACCTTCAGCCTACTTGCCACTGCCACCGTCTGGCCCGACCGAATGACGATTCGATGCGTGGCGTCGGGCTGAACCTGCTTTGCGTAGAACGCCTCACGCCCCCCGAGGTTCTGCACCTTTGCCCACACCGTTGCCGACGTCACCCAATTCTCGTACGGATGTCCTAGGTCTGTCGTGGCTGTTGTGGTCTGCACCTGAATTTCCACTCGCTCTCGGAGTTGCGCGGGCTCCATTAGGCAAACTCCTTTATTCTGTACGGGTAGAGGAGGTGCTTACATGCCATTGGAATCTCTGACCTAGCATCGCCGACCGCTAGCCGGCTTTCATACCAATGGCCAGCCAATTGCTTTACCGCGAGCTTGAAAGCCTCGGGAACACTGGAGGCAGTAGCACCATAGCCCGCGACATACGCGACCGAAATACTTCTTGGCTTAACCCGAACAGCGGGAAACGACTTACCATAGACTGGGGCGAGCAATCCTGAGTACGCCTCAAACTCGTAGTTGGTTGATGCCCAGCCCTGCGAGGCGCCGCCCATGTCCATGTACGCGATCAGTGTGATTGACGAAATCGGCGGACGCGGCAAATAGAGAGTCCTCGGCCACTGCTCCAGATAGTACGCGTAGGTCGCGTTAATGGTTGTACGACACGTAAACTGCTCCACCCACGTGGTGGCAGCAGAGAGCAGCGAGGTTATATACGTATCGTTAGATGCATCGCTGAGGTCTTCCCGTATATGATTCTTGAACTCAGCCGCTGTTACCAGCGTCGTCGTTTCTGCGGTGACCCTTACGAGTTGGCCTGGGAACATTATCGGCCCTCTCTGCGATCGTTTGTGTAGTTGCTACCTCCACCACAAGGCCCCTGCTCATCAGTACCGCTAGTGACCCCGGCGAGAACTGGTTCACATTGAAGCCCTTCGGATACAGGCGGTTCCCCATCGCGAACGGTTTGATAGACACGTAATCGCTCACGCTCTCGTTCCTTCCATTTGTTGACGGGAACCTGCTGATAAAGGATTTCCCCGTCCTCCAGTTTCTCGAACTCTGAACACACAACCTCAAGGTGGCCGATGCGAACGTCGGGAGTGATGAAGACACTATTGCCCGCCGCCTTGAACTGGCGCCAGAAGTGGATGTCTTCATCGACTCGGCCGTCGCCCCACTCGCCGCTACTGTCGGCGGACGCGAGGAACCAAGGCTTCTGCATTTTCTTAATGGCTTCCGTCCGTATCAGTGTCAGGCCAAAGTGCGCCGTATCCACCTCGAACGGTTGGCCCCACTGAAACGAAACCACTTCTTGGTTATTGATGCTGAACAGCGGGTGTTGCTCTTGCCGCTTTGTCTGCATCGGGGCCAGCGCGTCAATCTCCGGTCTGCTTCCGAAGACGCCGAACATTTCGTCAAGATGTCGAGCACTGAACATCGAGTCGTAATCGATCGTGAGCACCCAGTCGATGCCGTCGTCGATCAGCTCTTGCATAGCCTTTGTCATGCACTGGCCCCAGAATACGCCCATAAATCGGCGTACAGGGATCCCGAATGGCTGTAGCGCCTCATGCACGCAGCCCCACGCATCATTCCAACCCAGCCGTGGAAGGCTCTCAATGGCAGCAATACGAACGTTCTCAGACACTAGAGAAATACTCCATTGGTTTGCGGCCCGTGATCATGTCGTAGGGGTCGCTATAGTCATGCCAAACCTTGATAGACCCCCACCATGTGCGATGCCATTT